ATGTTGTAGATGCAATGGCAGAGGCTTGGATGGACATTAGTGACGAACACAGAGACGAAATTATCTTTGGCCCTGAAGATATGGCGAAGCTGACCCCGCCGCCTAACCCTAATCAGGTGCGTGTCAGATACAAGCGCAAATAAACAACCCCCCCTCCTCGTAAGAGGAAGGGGGGCTGAAGAGAGGGAAGATGATTCCTTTTATCGCTCGCAAGCGATGTAGCGGTAATCGACCTCCACGACGGTCTCATCGTCGAACGCAGCGATCATGGGAGTCAGAACCTGGTCTGACATGCTTGATCCTGCGTTGACAAAGCCGTTGGCGTCAGCGCCGGTGGCACGAACCAGATTGCCATCGAAGTAGAAACGAACGCCGTTAGCGCCGTCGCCTTCAATACCAATTCGTGCGTAGGTGCCAGCAACCAACTGAGCATCCGCGTGCATACCGCCAGCTCCACTGTGGACGCCGCTAGTGCTGTCCTTGGAGATGAAGTATTCGAGGTTGCCGTCAGTGGTGGTGCCAGTGTCAAACCCAACCATGATCTGGTCGAGAGTTGCACCGCCGTCGATGCCGTCAGCGTCGAGCATCTCGTCAGCACCTGAATCTTCGGCGAGGCCGAACTTAAAGGAGCCGGTAGAGAGATCCGCGATCTTCAGGCGAGTCTCAATGAACCAACGCTTGCCATTATCAGGATCGATAAGGGCAGTCGGCACAGTGATACCACAAGCAGTGGTGTTGGCGGGGGTCATGACGACCGTTCCGCCAGCTTCTCCGCCAGCAGCGAGGGCAACCTGGTTAGCGGCGGTGCCATCGCTAGAACAAAGGACGCCGGAGTAACCCAGAATGGCGGTGTCAGTACTTCCACCGTCAATCTTGAGGAACTCAAGAGCCCCACAAAAATCTTCAAAACAGGTCCAGACGCGTGCGGGATCTGCGAGCCCTTCAAAGCTCATGTTCAGTCCTGCTGCGTCAACAGTAACAATACCTTGTGACATTGTTCAGTATCCTTCCCCGACTTAGACAGTCGGATCACTCTTAGCCAGGACGAACGCGGCACGTCGGTTGTGGCAGATGAGGTTCATAGTAAGGTCGAGGTGAGTCGTGAACACGGTGTGCTGATTAGCAGCAGCGTTCGGACCCTCTTCGCGGAGGTACTCACCAGCCAGGAAACCAGGCTTAAGAACCGACCAGTTGATGCCGTAGATCGGGTCGCCACTACGTCCCTCAAGCTCCGGGCACCAGGTGACCGGGGTCTGACGGAAAAGCAGCTTGCCATCCTTGGATGCGATGTCGTTGCCGAGGTTGTCGTTCTGGGCTTCCAGAACTTCTTCCAGGGGTCCAATCACGTCGTAGTTAGTGTAGAAGCCGTAGTTGTTACGACCACTGCCGTACTCAGCACCAGCAACCGGAGCCCGGAAGTTAGTGAAAGTAGCAGCCTTACGCCACTTACGAACCAGGTCAACACTCGTGACGTTGGTGTACTTGGCGCACCAGTTCTGCCAGTTGGGGACAGAGCTAGAGTCGATGCTACCGGCACCTGCGGAGAAGCCGGTGGGGTTGCCACCGTCAAAACCACCGTTGGGGCTCGCCGAGGAGTTGTCCGTCCACGAGATCCAGTAGGGCACACCGAACATCTTGAGGTTGTCGCTGCTGGAAGTGGGAGCACTCCAGAAACGAGTTTCCATGTGCTTGGCAAGGTCAACCATTGCGTCATGACGACGGATGCGGACCAGGTCAACAATCTGAGCTGGGCTGCGGTTCATGGCGATTTCGCGACGCTCGATGGCGTAGTTAGTCGTCATGTGACGCCACGGAACGGTGGCGGTAGTCATCACGTCTGAGACGTTGACGCTGTCAACTTCGTAAAGACCAGTGTCGCGAGTGGCGCCGCTGGTAGCGGTCATCACGTTCCACTGAAGAGCCTGACCTGACTGGTACGAAACCTTCTCATTCTGCAGGATCATCGGCAGAGCGATGTACTCCTGAAGATCGTAAGAAAGGTCGGTCCAGCGAAGTCGGCCAAGATCACGCTGAGTAGTCGTGATCAGATCAGCAATATCTGCTGCCTGAAGGGTAGCCATTGTTTAATCCTCCTGCACTATTCAAAAATCTCAGACGAATCGTCGTAAACGTCAATGCCCAGCTCTCTCATCTTGCTAGACACGTTCTTCAGAGCCTGATCGCGACCAGAAAGCATGTCGCCAGAGCCTGAAGAGTTGCTAGCACGCGAGATGAACTGAGATTCACGCTTCTTGAGCCGTTCATTCAATTCCTGACGTGCAAAATCTTTCGCTTTTTCTCCGAACACGCCGTTTACTGCGCGCTCGAATAGTTCTTTGTCTGAAGGCATTCGCTTTTTACGAGAGCGATACCCGTCCTTGAGAGTTTCGACCTCTTCAAGAACCGATTCACGATTCGCCTTCTGTTCAGTGGTGGTATTAGAGTTGGTACCGAACACTTCTTCCCACTCTGGGTCGAGTTCGGAAAAGCTGTTCGTGGCCTTGACCTTCTCAGCAACCTTGTTCATTGACTCAATCGTAGAACTGAGACTGTCAATCTTGGCTTTCATAGCCTTAACAGCTCTTGCTGAGTCAGAATCCACTGCTTCATCAGGATCTATATCGTCAATCCAACTTACGTCGTTGCTTGACTGATCTTCATCAGCCGCATCGCCAGAACTGGCGGTATCTTCCGTAACTTCAGACTTGAGTTCACGCGCCTTGCTCTCTAACAGGTCAAGAACGAACTCCATTTGTTCTTTAGAGCCCATGTTCGAGAGATCGTGGTCCGTCAATCCTGCTTCCTGTGCACGTTGACGGATTTCATCTGGCAAATCTTCCTCTGGCTCGTCCTGTCCAGATTCAAACTCGTCAGGCATTTGCGCTGGAACTTCCATAAGCTCAGGATCGTCAAAATCCCAAGGGTCTTTCGCTTCGATTTCCTTCTTCTCTTCTTCAGCCATCGCCATATCCTCCATTGCGGTCGTGGAATCCTCTAGCTTTCATGTACCTGGCCCTGTGGCCTCTGCTTTCAAAGATTGCTTGTCCGGTTTTGGAGTCAAAGTTCGTCGGTACGCCCATTGATGCCGCTGCCTTGCTAGCTTCTACGCAGTCTTTGGGATGTACGCCACATGCGTCGCTCTTCATCGGCCAATTACCAGAAAAAGAAGAGCCAACGCCCTGCTCCATTGCAAGATCTCGCTCCCAAACCGCCCCATTGCCGTCCGTAAACGTAAAACCTTGCGTTTTGGACTCCATTTCGGCGATGGTCCAGATGAACTCAGCACGCTCACCCGTTTCTGTATTTAGAAAACAATACGTCGGCATCAACTCATTCCTTCGGCCATCTGTCCGGCCTGTGCAGGCTGGCCTCCGCCAGCAAGAAGCTGCATCATAGCCTCATCTCGGCCTTCTCTGGTTGAACCAGGGATGTTCTCCCTAACTGTTCGGCGCGTAGTCACAGGCGATTGCGTAGGCCTTTCCTGTCCGCCGCCTGCAACTTGCTGCATCTGCATCATTTGCGCCATGTCTTGCTCGTTGAAGCCACTGACAATGTCCATCAACTCGTCGGTGTTGCTGTACTTCGCCATGAGTTCCAGGAACTTGTTCATATCCGGCTTGATGCCCTGCTGCTGCAGGATCGGCGCGAGCGGAATAATAAACCCCTGCATGAGTTCGCCCAGCGTCTTTGCTCGCTCTGACGGGCTTCTATCGACCATGGAGTAAGGCGCGATGTCGATTTCGTACTCGATGATCTCGCCTTCTCGGATTTCTGGTGAAAATTCAACGGAAGCCTCAAAATTTGTGTCAGGAATCTTATACGAGACCGTAGGGGACGCCACCGGATCGTACCAGAGATACTTTGCCAGCGTGTTGACGACGTGTTTGACAGCCTTCGTAGCAGATTCCTGCATGTCGGCGATCCGTGCGGATGCAGACTTTGCGATCAACTGCTCCTGGCCGACCGTCTCACTCAGTTTGCCGAGGCCACCCAGTGCGTCCAGGTTGCCACCCATGTAGACAAACAAGTCCTTAAGCTGCACCAGGAATGCCAATGTCGGTTGATCGACGCCACCGAAGCGAGCTTCACGCGTGCCTTCTGGCCTGTCGGTGCGAATCACGTCTCCGTCGCTAGATTCGACAAGTCGTCGGCCATCGTCCTCCTGGCCCGCCTGCACAAGAGTCACCGTTTTCTGCCTATCGGACTGTCGGCCTAATTTGCGGAAAACGCGGTTAGCCATCTCGTGCAAATCAATCAGCAAAGAGACAGGTGGGAGTGGCATCAAGTTGCCTGGGACGTGCCCAAAACCGAGAGTGTAGTAGGGCCCTTCCTCCGGTCCTTCCCACTCAACCACACGCAGTGGTTCTTTCTGCGACACTCCACCCCTGTCGTCTGCTTGCATCGTGACGACTACGTTTTCGATGGGCAGCCAAATGTCCCACAGCTCGACAATGGGTGAGTAATACTGGTCACCAAAGTAACCG